TTATCGCCATATTTTTCATTATGTTCATTTACTTTATTTTTAAGGGCTTCTTTTACCTTTGCAGAAACTTGTTTTTCTTCAAACTGGTTTGTCATTTCATTATTATCAATTAGTAACCACCAATAATTATTACTAAAATCTAAATCACTTTTTTTTCCTTCTAATTTTTTAGTAAGTTCTAAAACAACATCTTTCATGCCTTGTTGTCCCAAAGTACCTATAACTCCCCATTTTATTTGACTTATAACACCTGCTATATTAGATAAATTTGGTTCTAAAGAACCATCTGAAAATTGCCTGCCATCCCTAAAATGTCTTGCAGCCCACGCTTCCCTTTCTTTAATCCAACTTAAAACTGCAGGTGTTTCTGAACCTTGTCTTGCTCTACTCCATAACATAAATGCTTCGTTGCCTCTAATGTTTCCACCAGCTTTCCATATATCTTTAATTCCATCTTTTACATTAGAAGCAAACTCATGATCAAATTGTGGATAATTAGAGTTACGTAAAGATATTTTTTTGTTGTCTCCTCTTTTAGGAAAGTTTGTTATATGTTCATTTTTTATATCTTCATCAATATATTCTTCATAGTCTTTTGCATCCTCATCATTATCTGTAACTTCTGGTAATGGTACAGATTCCTCATTTAGAGGAAATAATGTAGCTGATATATAAAGACCATCAGCGCCATCAACAGGTTCTAAGCCTACAATTTTCCTAGCTTCATTTCGTGTCATTATTCCTTCCCTAACTGCACTAGTTACATTTTCATATATTTTCTTACGCCTTTCTGAAAGTGCAGGGATGGAATCTATATCAAATTCTAAGCGTAAATTTTCACCAAACATAGGTATTAGCCATTCATTTAAATCACTTGCAATTTTCCTAAGATGAGGGATTATTGTTTCTTCATAAAGTGCAAGTCTTGCTTCTGCTACATTAGCGTAAGTTTGCGCATCTGGTACACCTACAAGTTGTGATGGAACACCAAAACACATAGCAATATCGGTAGCACTCATGTGTTTTAATCTTGCAAAATCAAGGTCTTTTGGACTAAGTCCCATTTCACGCCAATCAAAATCGCCTTCTAATAATAAAGGACGCCCAGCATTATTAGTTCCTTGAAATCTATTATTTAAATCAGTTAGTAATTGTTGTCTTTGTGTTTCAGTTAAATTAACATCAAATCCTGCTTCATCTTTAGGTTTAAATATAACTGCACCACTTGGTCTTGCACCATTATTAAGTAAATTTACATTGTGTTTATTTGACATGTTAAACTGATCTACTTCAACTGCTGCTGCTGACAAAGGAGAACAACCATAATAATCATCTAATGGATTCCATAGCTTAATGTGTTTTAGTTCACTAAATCCATTTTCTTGATCAACTAAATATTCAGCTTTTACTTTTCCATTTATTGTATATTTATATTTTTCTGGAATAGCAGATGAACCGCCTTTAATTTCTATTCTATCAGGCCTTAATTGATGTAATTCTTGTGGAGTTCCCATATCACTTCCTACTTTTAAAATATAAGCATTTCCACTAAGTAAAAGATAACCATAAAGACTACTAAAAAACTCCGAGTAGCTTTGTAATGGATTTGGTCTATTTAACAAATCAATAATAGGATGTTCTTCAAGGATTTGTTCTCCTTCTTTTATGACAAAAGGAACAGCTGATGCTCCTTTACTTATTTCATTTACGCATCGGTATACAATTGCATTTTTTAGATAACCTTCTTTAGCAAGGTCTTGATATTTGTAGTTTTTTTGTTCAGAAGTGCCAACGCCAAAATAACCCATCATATTAGATTGTTTACTTTCTGTTCCTAAATTAAAAATTCTTTGAAAAATGTTTCTATTGTCTGCCATTAGCTAATTCTCCATTCAGCTTTGCCTGTTGACTTACTTAATTCTGTCAAACCCCATACTAAAGCATCTAGTCTATCAGGGGAAGTGTTTGTTTCGCCTGTATAACTGCACATTTGCTGTTCTAACTCAGGAAACATACCTAAATGTTTTACCCTATTTTGTTCATACAAACTTGAAATTGGTTCTGCCCTTACTATTTTTCCTCTTGTTGCCCTAACACTTCTATAAGGCACGCTTGAATCAATGTTTCTTATTAGTCTTTCCACAAGGTCTCCACCATTATTTGTTTCTGCAACTATGTAATTCGCATCCCAATCGTGATATAAGTTTACAACTATTCTACCCCATTTTTCTGCACTATGCTTACCAGAACAATCTTCTAATACATAAAAGTTATTATTAAAGTCTTTACCAACAACTATAATACCTGTTTCATCAGAGTTTTTATTAGCTGTTACAGCAGGATCAATCGCTATAATAATTTTACTTAATTCTTTTTCTGTATTTTCTTTTAATCTATTTTCATCAATCATTTTTTGATCCCATAAA